GAAAGCATGAGTCCTATACAATCAAAGGTTACCGTACAGCTGTGCATACTGGTCAGGGGATGTCACATCATGGAACAAGCCTGGCGCACGGTGGTGCTCTGGTACTTTCCCTACACGCTGCCGAACATGCTATCCTATTCGTATCTGGGAAACGAGCGTATGTTGCTGGGATTCCTATGGTTACGTCAGATGATTCAACAATCATTGCTGGCATTGATGAGACTAAGCAGGAGATCCCACTCACACGACATGAAAAGCAGAGGGCATGCCAGCTATTCCTCAAAGTCCAGAGGGTAACTAGAAGAATTGCACTTCGATCAGTGAGTGTCATGCCCAACTTGCCAAAAGAGAAGGTCTCAGGCATTGCCGGAGAGTTCAATTCACAGGACAATGGGATCGGTGCAGGATGTCCTATCTTAGGTTTCCGAGAGATGATCTGCCAACTCACACGTCCCAGCTCGCCAAGCTTGTGTGGGGACTACATGAACGCATTCGCCTATGCCAGAAGTGCTGCATTAAATGGTCAAGGGCTCACCGTAGGTAAATATGCGCATCTCATTGCCCTTGACACCCTTGAGGCCAGATGGCGGATGTCCAGTACTGAGAAGGAGTCACTTGATTCGTGTGGATTGATCCCTAATGCGGTGATACATGGAGCAGACGAAAACGATCTGTTACACGATCCAGCATCGCTAGTCCCAGCAGCTCTTAGGGTGTCACTCATGCAAATGTCTTATGACATGCATATGGAATCTGAAGTTCTGAGTCCCCACGCCAAAGACACAACTTTCAGTGTATTGTCTCATATATCTGTATCTATGCGTAGACAGCACAAGCATGCACTATCAGTCATCAAAGCCAGGATCGAAAGACTGAAGCAAAATGGACTACCCTTCCAGGCATCAATGCTTGAGCAAAGCCTCGGTGCGACAATGTCCTCAGCTAGAAGCAGGAACATCGGGCGCATAGGCCAAAGGATAAGAAACAGGCTGATCAAGCCTAGCCCCTGTCTTGAATGTGAATTCCAAAAGGCACCCCTGCTTGAGACAACGCTCTCCTGGTACAGCTTCATCTCCTCGAAGTCACAATCGTATGGTGCAAGTCCTGAAATCCAAGTACTGGGACAAATATATGGAGGATATGTTAAATGCATCAAAGGAACATATATTAGGTTCCCTGAACCAGTCACAAAGCGTCGTTCAAAGGCAACTAATGTCAAGAAACCAGTATTCATCCTTGAGCCATATGGATCTACCCCTTTCGGACGACATGCTATATCAAGATCAGGGGGGCAACTTGTCACGAATATTGGCCCAGAAGAGAGAGGCCAGATGCAGTTAGCCCTGGCTGCATCCTCTTACAGGAGAGTTCCTGAGCATATACAATATGGTGGGAAGTTTGTGTCATCCTGGCTACATCGTGATTCCTGCACCTTGAGTCCAGTGTCAGAAGGCATTGACTTTAGTCCACAAATCACTCAAAACACATATTGGGGAGAAATGGACGACGCCAGCATTGCCTTCCTCAGAGACTGTGAACTTGTC